CTGTGTATCATTTTCTTTAATGGTAACAACAATTGATTCTGCAACTGCATCTTTTTGCTGTCCAGAAAAGGTATTTTGAGCGACATCAATTCGTTTTTCGCCGATTGCATCAAGAGATTTTGCAGAAAGAACACTATTGAGTGTATCTTGAGCAGAAGAAAAATCTCTATGTTGAATTGCATCAATGAAAGATCGAATTTGTTCGCGGTTAGTAGTTTGGTTCATGTTTGAGTATTTTCCTGTATTAGTTTCTACCATCTAGAAGATTGTTGTTCATCATCATTGGGATCGGTGTTTTTCTTATCTTCTTCAATTTCTTTGTCAATTTCTTCGATTTCTTCTTCAGATTGACGCAATACGTTTTTTCTAACCCAATTTTTTGACACATAATTTCCAACATAGTCGTTAAGATCTCTAAGTGTTGAAAGACGAGTTTGCATAATTTCTATATCTTTCATTTCAGTAAAATGATTATCTTTTAGAAAATCGAAATAGATATACTTTTTATATTCTGTCCATTCTTCTAGGGTAATAATATTCTTTAGTACCAATTGAACTTTCAACAATTGATAGAACATTGACGAGAATCTTAGTCTAAGACGGCTAATAAACTTAGAGAATTTTACTTCATCTCTTGATATTTCTGATGTTCTACCCAATGAGAATTGTGCTTCTTGTTCTAATCTATTCAGTGGAACATTAAGCGCTCTGAATAATTTTTTGTGAAAATATTCTAGATCATCAATAGAACTCAGTGCTTGTCCACCGGCTAATGTACTGATCTCAGTTCCACGCCCTGAACCAGAGTTCATTACAAAGATACCAGCAGCCAGTGCAAAGTTATGGTAATCATGATGAATATGATCACCGTCGATAGTCAATGTACCAGTATCTATTTTGTCGTCTAAAAACTCGACAGATGTAACTTTGTGATTGCAATGATCAATATCGATGATATCACCATTCACATCTTCATACAATGGCATCAATGAATCATTTGGTTTTAGATGTTGAGCTTCTCGTTTTTCACCGTTCCTTAGAATAAACTTATGATCTGGTGTGCATGTAATAGACTTTCCATTATCTAAAGTAACTCTAACAACTTCAGTATTACTTCTTGTTCTTCCTGCCCATGAAATAAGACCTGGAACGATCGTACCGTTTGGTGAGACTGAATAAGTCCAGTTTTCAATACCTTGTTCATGTTCATCAATCAATGTTTCTAATGTCTTGATTGATCCATCTAGCATTTTGATTTCAGTGTCTAGAGCAAGACACCTTGGTAGCCAGAAATCCTCGACCATTGCCATTGTATTTCTAGCATCAGTTGTTTCACCGGTTACTGCATTATATGAAATTTTGTTACGAAATTTTGTGATAACTTGCTCAAGATATGCTTCTGCCTTTTTTGCAGGAAGATTACCAGTATCGACATAGAAAACGCGACGTTCCGGTGCTCTTGCTAATCGATAGATAACCATTGAATCTTCAAGCATTTTTACTTGATTAGCAACTTTTAATACTTTTTGCAAATATGAAATGACATTCTTTCTTGATTCATCTAATAGACCAGATGTGCAATATACGATAGAGTCTTTAGATATAGGAAGACCATCTATTGTATTATTACCGAATACGTTGTTAGATGATGATCCATCTTTATAAATAAAGAATTCTTTTTTCAGTGTATAGAGTTTAGATCCTGTTCTAGGATCAATAGATTCTTCAACTTCTTTTATTTTTTTGATTTTTGTTGGATCAATTTCACGCAGTTCTTTGATGCGTTTTTCATCAAGATCTGCCATAATTTGAAAGATCAATCTGCCATCGATATACCAACGTCTGGCTAGATCATGCCCGTTTTGTTCAAAATTTAGCAGTTCGAGAATTTCATCAAATTCTCGAATGATATATTTTTTGATTTTGTCTGGTATTTTTCCAGAAGATTTATCTGTTTTGTCGTTGTGATCAATTCCTTGAGCTTCATCAAAACGAATTTCAATACAGTTACCTTCATCATCAAAAACGATCATTTCATTGATAATTTCTTCAATGGCTTGATCCACTTCGGGAAATTGAGATATTTCACGATACTTGCGTATTCTAGAAATGTCTGATGTTGCCGATTGAGGATCGAGATCGTAATATGAAAGATGGTGATGTCCACCAACCCCAACGACGACGGATGAACCATCATCTTGTTGGGGTTGAATGAACGATGCTTTGCCAGTTTCAAGATTTTTTGTGGCCAAAGCATTTTCTTGTTTTTCATCAGACTGTTTTTTTGAAGATTTTTTCTGCGATGTTTTTTTATCATCAATAATAGTAAACCCAAATAGAGATAAATCTGTTGGGTCGTATAGTTCGACTTTATCTTCTTCAATTATCATAAAATAACTTTTTATTCTAAAATTAGTATTTATTCAGAAGTTGATTGTTGGTTGTTTGACGAGTCTACCCAATAGTCATATGCAAAGGTGACCTCAAATTCTTCAATAGAGTTTTCTGTCCCAAAATCAAGACCAATTGATGCAACAGATGTTGGAAAGGCACCAACAAATTTATAGATTTTAGCGGTTTCACCATCCTTTGTTAGTTGATGAACTGACATGTCTGCTTTGTATTGATTTGGTTCAGTTGGGCCAATATTACCGACGTGTGCATTCATATAAGAATGCATCCATTCTTCAAACTTGTTACGAATTGAAAAGTCATTATCATTATAGAATGTGACAGTCCAATCTTCGAATGATCTATCACCAGCGACATTGATAATTCTACCTCTAAAATTCACTGGGATTTTAGCGACTGTTGATGCTGGTAAGGAAGATGCCTTAGCTAGATATGACATCTTTTCACCTAATGCACCATCAAGAGTTTGTTGACCACCCCAAGTCGTAATTTCTATTTTGAATAGATTAGGGCGAGCTCCACCGTATTGGAGTTTTGCTTTGAAGTCTTCTACGTTGAACATTGTGTTTTCCTAAAAGTATTTGTGATTAGTTTTTGCATTGGTGACTATTGAGAGCCACCAATGCAGATTTAGTCAAGTATCAAAAATCCGATACAATTGCTTCATCAAAGGAAACGCCGGTGCGAGTAGCAACAAACGAAAGAGTGATGAAGTTGATTGAACGATTTGGTTTGATGTAAATTTCCCCTATAAACTCATTGCTATCAATGATATCAGGAGTATTATTTGTTTCATCACAAACAACTCGGAAATCAGTAATACCTCTATTAGCTTGAACACCTCTTAGGAATGGTTCAACAATATTCACAAAACGAGCACGGGTGAATTCGTCATTGAATTCGAATAGCAAATATTTGGCAAAGGTTGAAATACTTTTCTCAAGGACAATAAACAAACGTCTAACATTGATTCTAGAGAATGCAGAAGACTTAGCAAGCAATGTTTTATCACCAAAGAGAATGGTTCCTTCTCCTGGGAATTGCACAATAGGATTGATCCGTTTCTTATATAATTCATCACGATCTGTCTTATCTGGATTATAAGAAATTCGAACAGTATTCATCAATTGACCACGATTATACCCAGCTGGTGAGAACCAAGGGTATACGGTATCATCAGTTCGTGCACATAGACCAGCAATTGATCCATTTGCTGGAATCCAACGATATGAACCATTGAAACTATCATAAACCTTCATCGCGGCAGAATCCATTACACCATAAGATGAAGATGTAATAAAATCAGTAAAGCTAATTGCTGTCTCAGGATCTTCATAATACACTGAACCAGATGGCCCAAATGTTGGCGGTGAAACAAATGCCATTGCATCTCCACGGGTTTCTGCCAAGCCAATCAAATAGTTACAGTATCCAATACCATCATTCGTATCGATTGGTGTTGGACCACCGATGATTAGTGAAACATCTACTTCAGTTGTATTGAAATAGCGTTCGTATGCTGCTTTTTGCACACCAACATCACCGACTTCACCAGTTGATCCATTAGAAAATTCATAGATTGAATAGAATGGAGTTGCTGGAGAACCAGATGCATCATAATAAACATATTGACCCTCGACCTGAGTTGTATTCAATTTGATCCAATCAAGAGTTTGACCAGCATTTGCTGCCTCAAGAATTGGGTCATTTGATAGCCAGTATACCCATTTTGATTGATTTATCAGAACATTTTTATAATAAGAAGATTCTCCAGTGACTGCTTTTGCTGATGGGCAAAGAGAAGCATACTGATATCGTTCTAGAATTGTATTAGGTGTTCCTGTAATAACACCTTTTTCATCAATAATGAGCATATGAATTTCGTCATTATACACACCACGATCGGCACAATAATCTGATGTTCCTGGTGCAGTATCGAAATATGCAAAATAATTCTGTTCACCATCATCTGATGTCCAGGATTGGAAATCTGCTTCATTTGCTAGACAGAAAGTAATCTTTAGTGAATTACCTAGATCTCCTGGATAGCGTGCAGCAAAATAGCCATCTGATTCATCAAAGATTAGTGTATCGTATTGTTGTTCGTTTTTGATCTTTACTACATTTGGTGAAGCAGCTGATCCTGCAACCGCATTCAATGCACCTACTTGATCAGATCTTACTACACGAAGATTGTTTGAATAAGAAAGGAATGACGATGCTGAAAAATAATAAAGGAAATTTTCATCAGTTGGTTTCCCAAAAGTATCGCCTAATTCACGTTTTGAAGAAATGATTGTAATATCGTCGACTGGACCCCAAGAAAAATCTCCACCAATAGCACCAATAGCAGTAGAAATTGCTACCACA